GGAGTAATTTGTTCAATGAGTTACTATGAGATGAAACTAATGACAGCAGTTCTTACAAGAATCTTATTGGACAATGAAGTTAGAGGTGAGCATACTAAAAAACGTATTACAACTCTAATAAGTAAACTTAACAATATGCTAACAAAACAATGCTAGAGATTATAAAAGATTTAGGGTTTTATTATTTCTGCTTTGCTATATTTTTGGCATTTTTAATATGGGAGAACAATAAATGACTAGAGAAACTAAAGACGGAATAGGGTTTGTTATCACAGCTATATTGCTTGGTGCAAGTATAATATTAATCCACTTGGCAATTAATTAACTATGATGATTAAGATAGATCGTGATATTCTGGTGGGTATTTCCGAAGAAATTAAAAACTATTTTTTAATACAGGAATTCTCAGGCACAAAGATTAGTAGTTATCAAAAGGCACTTTACAATGCTTTACTAAAAAGTATAAAAGGTAAAAAAAAAGATGAACTTTTCAAATAAAGATTTAAGTACAAAACTTGGTGAATCGGTATTTGCTGAGAAGCTAAGACAAGCTTTAAAAGAAGCTGAACTTAAAAAGGAAAAAAAACAACTGGAGAAGGCAAATGAAAAAACTAAAGTCGGATAAACACTACGCAAGATTAGTTCTACAAGATTTAATAGATAATGCCAGATGGGAAACTCTTTTGGAGTACATCATGTTTGCTTGGAGAGAAAAACCAAGCTTACGCAAAAGAGAAATACTAAATGCGTTTACTATTGAATATTTAAACAACAAAGGGAAAAAAAATGAAAATGTTATTAGGTTTGTTACTAATATTGGTAACTAATGCTTGTAGTACATACAAGCCAATTATAGACACAAAGGGTCGTGCTGGTACTTGGAACGAAGCTAGAGCAACTGAAATCACAGATGATATTCAGCATTGTAGTATGTTAGCTGACCAACACTTATCTAATTCAACAGAATTTCAAGCTTGGATTATTGATAATATTTTAAGACCAGCTAGTCTTGGTGTTGTAAGTAAAGCAGAAGATACAAAAAAGAATTACATTAAAAAATGTCTCGCTGGACGTAACCACAATGTAATCAACTAGGAGAAAATATGACAACTGTAAAAGAAGAAATAAATAGATTGTTTTTAGAGTCTCAAAAGAACCCAAGTATAGTTGCTAATGAAGCACCATACTATTTTGACTTGTGTTCAGTTGAAGATAAAACAATAACTCTAAATGAGTTTTATAAACAATTCCCTTATTACAATCCTGATCGTGATTGTGATTATTGGAAAAAACAACATGAAAGATGGGAAAATATATGGAAACAAAACACGATATAGTAAATCTACTTGCAAGTAATTTAAGATATTTGCGACATAACACTAAAGTTGAAGAATTAATTTCAGGCAGGGTAAAATATATGTCTCAAAGAATGTTGGCAGAAATGATTGGTAGTGCAACACAGCAAGTATCTAAATTTGAACTTGGAACTAATATTATGAGCAGTTATCAAATATACAAAGTTAGCAAAGTATTTGATTTATCTGTTGATAAATTATTTGATGCAGAATTAATCAAATCAGACTATAAGAAAACAATTAAGTACGATATTTATGCTTAGGCACAACTAAAACAAAGGGAAGGTAAAATGGAAGAACACATAATAAAGTTTAAAGATAATACTGAAGAAGTTTTGCAGTTTGACCCAATTCCACATAAATATTATTGGAGTGGTTCACAACTACCATCAGCAACAACCATAACTAAGATTCTTGTTAATGCTTCTATCATAGGAAACTGGACAGCAAAGATGTGTGCTGATGAATTTAAGAAACTAATAAAAGCTGGAGTTAGTTATGATGAGATTGAACTAATTAAATATTACGATCAAATAAAAAAATCTGCTAATGCAACAATGTCTAATGCAGGTTTAGTTGGTGGTGAAGTTCACAATCTTATTGAAACATATATTCATACTGGTCAAGTTTCTGAAATCCATAATGAAGAAATGAAAAAATCTTTTAATAAGTTTAAAGAATGGTGGGATAAACAAAGTGGACTTGAAATTGTTTTTACTGAACAAAAAGTTTTAAGTCGTGTTCATAAATTTACTGGAACATTAGATGCTTTATTTAAAAACAAATCTGGGGAGTATATTATCTATGACTGGAAAACTTCGTCAAATATTAGGGACTCCTATTTCTGTCAATGTTTTTTGTATGTTGTTGCACTTGAAGAAATGATGGATATAAAAGTTAATAAAGGTGTGATTGTTAATTGCACTAAAGATGGAAAACTAAGAATTGCTGAGTTTGATATAGACTCTGACAATCACGATACAGCTTTATCGTGTTTAAAACTATATCAATTTTTAAACAAAAAGGAGAAACAATGAACGTACAAGGAGTAATAAAATACGTTTACGATAATAGACTTGGTAAAGATGGAATGGCTAATAAGTTTCCAAATTTCAAGTTTAAAGTAGGCGAACAAGAAATAGTGTTATGGTCATCAATTTTACACCCAGCTATTGCTAAGGGTAAAACTGTTTCCGTAACTTGTGGTGCTTCTAAAAAGAATGGCAGTTTATTCGTTCTTACTAAAGAAGATAAAAGTCCAATGATACAGGAGTTACCTACTGGTGCTAAACCAGATACTAGCTTTAACCCAGATGAGTTAGAAAAGGAATTGCAACAAGTTGCAAAAGACTTTGATGCTGACTTAATAGTTGAACCTAAGAAGTCTATTAACAAAGATGAATATATGTTTGTTATGGCTTTGGCTAAATCAGCTATTGAATCTGGTAAAATAAATGTTACAAAAGAGGAACTAGACATTTTGATTAAGGATTTAAAATTCTTATTCCAAATGAACTTTCATAACTAGAAATTTTATGGCAGGTGGTTTTTTAAACTCAGTTGGTTTAATTTCATTTTCCCCCTTTTCCACCTGCCATATCCTTGCAAAATGATTATAAAATATATATAATGACTGTTATAAGAGAAAAGCTTTTAGACTTAACTGTGAGTGTATATGAACGATTTACAGATACACAAGAAGCTTTAAACAAAAAAGAAGGCACTTTAGTTGATGTTAAAATTGTAGCTACAAAATTAATTTCCACTAAAGTTAAATTAGAAAATGATGGAGAAAACAAAACATCAAGTTCAAAATCTTCGTGATAGACACCACCGAGTGTCCATGAAATACTTTGAACTAAAGCATAGAATGGAAAAGGCAAAAAGACTTAAAGATGCTTTAGAAACAAAAGTAGTTTTGAAATTTGAAGAATTACTAGCTTAGGTTAGTAGTACAACTATAAACTGTAAAGGAAGGTTATGAATAGTATTGCCCAAGAGTTAAGTTCTAAAAACCCAGATGAAATCAAAGCAGAATTAGATTCTATTTCAGAAGAAATGTCTGAAGCACTTTATGAGTTTAGAAGATGCGAGATGTTTTTAAAAATAACATTTAGTCAAATAGCTTTAACTTACAAAATGGAAAAGAATTGTAGTGTAGCAGAAGCTGATAAACTAGCTTTTGCAGATTCTAAATATGCAACAATAGTAGAGGGTTTGTTATATGCTGAAAAAAAATACACACTTCTGAAATCTAAGTATGCAAACTTAATGGTATTCTGTGATCTTTGGAGAAGTTTCATGGCTAATAATCGTGAACTAAGTAGATAAATGAATGATAAAAAACACATTGAGAACTTTAACAATGAGTCTTATGAAGTGCGTTCTCAAAATTATAAAAATTATAGCGAAGATCGCTTTGAGTCTTACTGCCGTATGCGTTCTTATTGTTACACTAAGTTGTCTCTTAATTCTGTTACTCCCTCTCAAAGCTTCGCTGATAGTATTATCCCAATGTTTCAAAGACTCCCCTTATTCTATAAACTCCAACCAGATTATTTCATCTATAAATCTAAAGAAGAACATGAAAAAAGTGATAATAAGGAAAAATATCAATGGTTCGTTGAACTAAAAAATGCAACGTATGAGCAAGGAAAAACTTTAGCTAAAATAAAAGTTAGAGATTTAAAAAGATATACTTACTTTGAACAAGGTTATACTAATCAATGGACTCGCTTCACTATCTGCTTTCCTTTAGCTGATAAGATTATTTTTAAAAGTGTAGATCAAATATTAAAGCTATTGCCAAAGTCGCAATTAAAAAGCTTTCCAAATGATAATATAGAATACTTTGAAGTGCAGTTAAATTAGTGAATAGTATTTGAAATATCTTCATAATAATCATACCAATTACACTCCTCTAAATCCCACTCAACAGAAGTAATCCTTAGTTTTTTTACTTGTTTAAGTGAAGCTAGAAATGAATGTGAGTTAGCAAAGTTTTGGCTATCAAAGAATCTGACATGAGCAATATCTTCTTTTATATTCTCATCATTTACCTTAACAAAACTGATTGCATAGGTAACTAAATAGAAGTTCATTTAACACTCTTGATTTCTTTAATCCTCTTAATTCCATGCTTATCAGTTTCAATAATAGCTTCAACTTGTTTACAAGACCAATTAACATTAGTTCCTTGATCTCTTTCTACTTTACGTTTTTGTTCTAAGCAATCTGCGACAGAAGTCTTTGGCGAATAACCTTCTAGTTTATCACCCATATACATTAGCAAAGCAAATACTAACTCAACCATTACTTACCTCTTAATGTATCTAATTCTTTTTCAAGTTTATCTATTTTCTTTTCTAATTGTGCTATCAAGACTTTAGTGTGTACGTTTTCTTCTAGTTGTTTAGAGTGTTTGTCTATTGATTTAGCTTGGTACTCAATCAACATATACATTTCTTGATTCTTAGGAGTTTGTTCTGCTTTTTTTAATAGATCTTGTGCCATTAGCTTCTCATTAGTTTCAAGTCTATTAAGTCTTTCAACGATTCCAAAGTAAGTCCAAACTGCTACAACGATAGCAGATACAATAGCAACAATATTTTTAATTGGTAAAGATACTTGTGTTTGATCGCTTAACTTTAGACTATCCATTTTCTTGATCGTTTGGTTTTGGTCTTGATGCTAAAGTTCGTGCAATAGATTCGCCTGATCTACCTACAACGTAACCACCTAATCCAATGTTAAGACAAGTCCAAACATCAGAAGGTAATTCAATTCCAATCTTTTTAGAAAATAAAGCTAATATAATTGGAGAGATAATATAGTTAAGAACTAAGATACCAATTAAGATGTACATTAATAATGGTCTCCAAGAACTTGCAAACCAACCAGCTTTCGCTTCAGCTTCAACTATTCTTGCAGATGCTTTTAATTCTTCAGTTCCTGAAGTTAGTAATTGCATATTCAAATCAGCTTTTAATTTTTCCTGTAAATTTTTATCAGGAACAGATTTCTCTATTGTTTTAAAAACTGTATTTAATAATGGTGCAAATGCACCTAAAGCTGGTAACATTAATGATACTCCTCAATGTATAATGCAATACTAGCTGATACAGCAGTTGTAGCATCTGCCTTTGCTCTAATTTCAATATCTGTTTTTTGATCTATAAGAATTGGAATTGGAAATTCTTGATAAGCATTACCACCGAATAAAGTTTGATAACCTATTGTGTTGTAAGCATTACCATCAGTAACTCGTCTAATCATTAGTTTAGCTTCAATTTCTTTTTGTTTAGAAACTCCAACTCCAGCAGATAAAATAAATGCTCTTGAATTTGCAGGGACAGTATAAACACAAGATAATGATTTACCATAAGTTGGAAGTATTGTTGCAACAGCAATAGCATTAACTGTAACTGTGATTGTGCCTACGTTTGCGTTTCCAGTATTTGCATTAACTAAAGTTGCAGAAAAAATCCTTAACCAAGTATTAGTAGATGTTTGTCCAATAGTAACTCTCTCAGATTGAACAACCCAGTTTGCATTTAATCCATAAAGATCAACTGTTCCACCATTGTCAGAAACAGTGTCAGAACTTGCAACAGTAGCAGTCGTAGCAGTTGTTGGGTATGCGTATAATCCACCACCTGACCATACTGTTTCAAATGATGTTCCTACTTCTGAATTATAGCCAAATGTGGCATAAGCTGTAAAATCTTCTACTAATCCTTTTTGTACTAGCAATCCAAATGGTGCTTGTTGGTTTTCTTCCTTATTTTGTATATTAAATGGCATTACTACTTAAAACTCCTAAAATTTGACTGTTTAAACCCTTAAATTACCCCTAAATTTTGATGAGATAGAAGTTTTTAAGCTAGTTCCCATAATAAAGCCACTATGCTTTAAAATGCGTTTAAATCGGTTTAAATGATATTATCTACTTTTAGTTGAATCTATTAGTAGTTCTATGTAGTGTTTTGCCTTTTCTAAATCCACAACACCACCCTTCTCTTTAAAACGTAGCACGTACTTTATAATGTTTCCTTCTACAAATCCAATATTATTTTTGATGATAAATTCTACTGGTTGGATTTTGTAATTCTTGTAGTGGCTTCCACCAACTTGTTTTTTAAATGACTTCATAGATTGTTCTTCCGTTTCCTTTATATGCTCTTAAATACATTTTACGATTGTTAGCTTTGTTATAAGATATATGAACCCAACCTGAGTTAGCTTCTTCTGGTTTCCAAAATTCTAAAATAACTTGATCGTATGGTAAGTGATTAACAACCCAATCAGCAAGTTGTTTATTAGGCACTCCTAATACTTCACAATCAACTGCCATACCAGATGCGTGTTGAGATGTTGCAGAAGAACCTATGGCTTTGCATAATTCTTGTGATCTATAACCTGAAGTTATTTTTATATCGCCAAATTGATTTATAATAGGATTGATTATTTCGTGGATTAAAGTTTGTAAGTTAATTAGGATTTGATCTGTTGGAGTGTTGTCTATTCCAAGTCTTGTAGCAGTTTCAGAAAACAGTAACTCCTTCAGGTTTACTTCTCTCATATATAAATATTGTTATCCCAATCTCCGTTTCGCTTCAAGTACATTGGTGTTAAGGAAGGCATACCATTTGTAATTAATCCACAAGATAGAATTGGTTTCTTTAAATTAAGTCTCATGTAATTCATAGCAAGAGCATCTTTATTAATTAAACAACCAACAGTCATTCCAAAGTTTAAATGAAAATCGTTACCATGAAATCTTACTTCTGATATTGTATGATAATGTCCCTGAACTACTGATAAAGCATATTGAGCAACAGCTTTAGAAACATCAGGAGAGAATTGGTGTCCAAATAATATTCTACCTTTTCCTGTATCTATAAAATGCTTTTCTTTCCAGTTCCAACCATTACCAACTTCTAAGATTTGATTGTACGACTTAATAAAAGATTTAGTCATTCCTTTTGCCATAGCACGTCTTAAAACCATAGAACCATGATTTGATTCTAGCAAAGTCATTTGTGGGAATAGTTTATGAAGTCTATGTATTTCTTTTTTACCAAGTTCTAATTCATCTTTAGGAGATGGAAGATCAGGGTCTATTGTGTGAGATACATT